AATAGAAAGGCTGTTGTAATCTGTCAAAGATCTCGTTACAGTGTTCCCGTCGAAAACAAAGTTGGAATTCATTTCTGCAACCCATTTCGAGATAACAGATTTTTCAGCAGATCTCCATATGTTAAACAACATTCCGGTTTTCCTGTTTACAATAGAGAAAATCCGTAAATAGTGGTTAAATTCATCTGTTTCTTTTTCTTTGCCTAAAGGAGTGTTTTCTTGTTTGGTTATCCTAATGGATACAGCATCAAACTTATCGTCTGATCCTGCAAGACTATTGATGGTAAAGACCTTAGGATACAATCTGGCTAAAACTGCTTTAGTGAATTTAATCCTACAAACAGCCAGAGTAGAAGAAGACTCATGAAGAATCCCTTGCATCATCCCATGAATATACTCTACATAGATCTTGCCGATACGCTTGAATTCCAAGACAAGAGATAACAACTCATCATCATCTTTGAATTCATACTTAGAGTCCCACTTTTCAAAGATGGTTTTAGGTATTTCTATGCCTTTATTGTGCATTTTCATAGCTATTGAGATCATGTTTTCTCGGAGATTCTCGATTTCAGGCACCAACCTTGAAAGTATTATAGCAAAATGAATGGCTTCCATGGAAGGACCCCATCTGGAATTATCCTCGTTGTTATAACAACTAAGAAACTTTGTTTGAGACATCTTATCGACTCTCATCAACTTCCTGCTTTCCGAAACCATTTCAGATTGTCTAAAGAACTTTTTAGGATCTGTCAAGATCTCTTCTGCCACCTGTTTGTTGACTGCTTCTGCAACCCTCTCCATCACGAAAGTGTGAATTCGGGTGTAAGAATCTTGAATTGCAATTTCTCTAGCGCCTATTTGAGGTTTAGGGAAAAGTGTGAACCAGAACCCTTTCCTTTCAAAAGCAACGGAAGAGTACAATTGGTCAGAAAAAACATGTCCTTTTTCTTTAATTTCGCGAAAGAAAATTTCGATTGCTTTAGATTTGACATCAGAAACAATGGTCCTGGTGCTTACTAAAGTGTTCAAGCTCTCGAAAAAACGATATCTTGAGTCAGTGACACCTTCTTTTTGATATCTTCTTTTCTTTTTGATAGAATATTTCGGATCTCCTTTTTTATTCATTGTCTCGTCTACTTTCAGCACTTCAGTTCTAG